TACCTGCGCTCTCGCGGGGTGCCGAAGGCGCAGGCGGAACATCTGCTGGTGCAGGCATTCCTTGCCGAAGCCGTGGACGAGATCGTCGAGCCGCGTCTGGCCGAAGCGATCCTGGCGCGGCTGGCCGCCTGGCTGGACCGGCTGGTGTGAGTGTCGTTGCCGACATCGCCCTGACCTGGCGCGCGCCGCGCCGGGTCATGCGCCGCCTTCTGGCGCAGGGCCAGCGCGAGGATCGGGCGCTGGCCTACCTGATGATCGGCTGCACGCTGATCTTCGTCTCGGCCTGGCCGATGCTGGCGCGGCAGGCGGCGGCGGATCCGTCGATGCCGCTCGATGCGCGGCTGGGCGGTGCGCTGCTGGCCTGGCTGGGGATGATGCCGCTGGTGTTCTACGGCATCGCCGCGCTGTCGCATCTGATCGCGCGGGGCCTCGGGGGACGCGGCACCTTCTTCGGGGCACGGCTGGCGCTGTTCTGGGCGCTTCTGGCGGCCAGCCCGGCCTGGCTGGCGCAGGCCGCCATCGGCTCGGCGCTGCCGGGTCCGGCGGCGCAGGCGGCGGCGGCGCTGGCGCTGTTCGGGCTCTTGTGGCTCTGGCTTCCGGCACTGGCCGAGGCGGAACGGGGGCTGCGCGATGCGGCTGCGTGACCTCTTCCCGCTGGCGCGCGACAGCGTCGCCGACCCCAGGGGCGGATTGCGCCGCCTGACCGCGCTCGACCTCGATCGCGGCACGCTCTGGCTGGCGCTGGCAGCGGTGACGGCGACCGGCGTGCTGATGACCGAGCTGATGCTGCGGCTCTTGCAGCGACAGGGGCTGGAGCCGATGTTCACCTTCGGCACCCTGCCGCTGACCACCGCGGCACTCGAATTCGTCATGCTGTCGATCCTGGTTTTCGCGATCTTCTGGATCGGCCGGATGCTGGGCGGCTCGGGCAGCCTCGATCACGCCATCCTGGCGATGGTCTGGCTGCAATTCATCATGGCCTGCCTTCAGGCGCTGCAACTTCTGGCGATGGTGACGCTTCCCTTCCTTGCCGGAGTGCTGGGTCTGGCCGGGGTGGCGCTGTTCTTCTGGCTGCTGACCGGATTTGTGGCGGAATTGCACGGCTTCCGCTCGCGTCCCAGGGTCTTTGCCGGGATCATCATCGCGCTTCTGGCGCTCGCGACGATCGCGGTCTTTCTGTTGACGCTGAGCGGCGTCGCGCTGCCGGAGTTTGCCAATGTATGACGTGACCGCGATCCGCGCCGATTTCCCGATCCTGAGGCGCGAGGTCAACGGCGTGCCGCTGGTCTATCTCGACAACGGCGCTTCGGCGCAGAAGCCGCAGGTGGTCATCGACGCGGTGACGCAGGCCTATTCACAGGAATATGCCAATGTTCACCGCGGCCTGCACTACCTGTCGAACCTTGCCACCGACCGTTACGAGGCGGTGCGCGGCACCGTCGCGCGGTTCCTCAACGCGGGTTCGGACCAGCACATCGTGCTGAACTCGGGCGCCACCGAGGGCATCAACATGGTCTCCTACGCCTGGGCCGCGCCGCGCCTGCAACCGGGCGACGAGATCGTGCTGTCGATCATGGAGCATCACGCCAATATCGTGCCCTGGCATTTCCTGCGCGAGAGGCAGGGCGTGGTGCTGAAATGGGTGGACTGCGACGCAAAGGGCGACCTCGATCCGCAGGCGGTGCTGGATGCCATCGGCCCGCGGACCCGCCTGGTTGCAATCACACATCTTTCCAATGTGTTGGGAACGAAAGTTGATGTGAAGGCGATCACCGCCGGTGCCCATGAACGGGGCGTTCCGGTGCTGGTCGACGGCTCTCAGGGGGCGGTGCACGGGCCGGTCGACGTGCAGGACATCGGCTGCGATTTCTACGTGGTGACCGGGCACAAGCTCTATGGCCCGTCCGGATCCGGCGCCATCTACATCCGGCCCGAGCGTATGGCCGAGATGCGCCCGTTCCTCGGGGGGGGCGACATGATCCGCGAGGTGACGCGCGATGCCGTCAGCTATGCCGACGGCCCCCTGCGGTTCGAGGCCGGGACGCCGGGGATCGTGCAGACCATCGGTTTCGGGGTGGCGCTGGACTACCTCATGGATCTCGGGATGGACAGCGTCGCGGCCCACGAAACCCGGTTGCGCGACCATGCGCGGCAGCGGCTTTCCGCACTCAACTGGCTGGACATGCAGGGCAATTCCGCCGGCAAGGCGGCGATCTTCTCGTTCTCCATGGCCGGCGCCCATGCACATGACATCTCGACCATCCTCGACACCAAGGGCGTCGCGGTGCGCGCCGGCACCCATTGCGCGATGCCGCTGATGCAGCACCTGGGGGTGACGGCGACCTGCCGGGCGTCGTTCGGACTCTACAATACCGAAGCCGAGGTCGATGTGCTGGTCGCGGCGCTCGAGTCCTGCCACCGGCTGTTCGGCTGAAACCCTCGCCCTGGCTGCGGCTGCGATTGGACCGAGCCGCGTGCCGCGACCTTCCGCCCTGATCTCGCGCGCAAGGCCCCTTTGCCCCAGGCGGCATCGCACCCATTTACCCGGACCGGCACCCATTTGCCGGGACACTGACCGTCCGCGAGCCCTTGTGCCGCGCTGGAAACGCCGCGAGGGGCCTTGCGAAGCCGTGCGGCTTGGCCTATCAGACCCCGGTCCGCACCCGTAGCTCAGCTGGATAGAGCGCTGCCCTCCGAAGGCAGAGGTCACACGTTCGAATCGTGTCGGGTGCGCCAACAAAATCAGACACTTATCATCAGAAAGTTCAGGGCGCCTTGGTTCGCAGTGAGCGTATAGTGAGCAGGCGGGCGAATATTCCGGCTATCTCGCGCCATCGGTCAGGAACTGCGGCAGTAGTTCGGATTCGGCGTCCCGATACTCGCCGTCCATACCGCCGAGGGCGCGATAGGCTTCCTGCGCCTGGCGCACCATCGCCTTGCGAAGGTGCTCGTCGTTGATCGTGACACTTCGCCGGGTGCCCTCGAAGCCGTCCAGCTTTGGCGGCCAGACGGTGAGGCCATGACGGCCGGTGCGGACAAAGGCGCAGCCATGCAGGCTGAAGGGGCCGGTGCGGCAGTCGAAGAACGCCAGAATCGTGTTGCCGCCCTTGTTGGGCTTCGGCTCCGCGATCCGGGTCAATCCGGTGATGGTGACTTCATGCATTGCAGCTTCTCCTAGACGAAGAGGAAACCGCCTTCGCGGTTCTCATAGGGCGACGGGGTAGTTTCGTTCGCGAGGATGCGGCCCACCGCCATCGCGGCCGCCACCGCGCCGTCGATCCGGCCGCGTGCGCGCTCCTTGGTGAACTTTTCGTTCTCGGCTGCATCCTTGTCGGCCACCACGTTGCCGAAGCACATGCGCAGCAGTGGGCTGCCCCCATGCCGGAAGTGCCTGGTGAGGATCGCTCGCTTCAGCTCCTTCACCGGCGCCGCCATGCTAGCGAAGCCCTGGCCGAACTGGTTGATGGTAAAGCCCTCTTCCTGAAGGCTCGTGTTCACTGCGGTCGAGTTCCAGCGATCGATAGCGATTTCCTGCACGCCGTAGCTCTCGCCGAGCTGCACCACGTGATCAACGATCGTGGAATGATCCACCACGTTGCCGGGCGTCAGCGTTAGGAAGCCTTGTTCCGCCCAGCGCAGGTAATCGGCCTGGTCCTTCTCGCTCTTCATCGTGATATTCGCTTCGGGCAGGAAGAACATGGGCAGCACGTCATACCGCCTGCGCTCGCCCTCGCCGTCAGGGAAGATGGCCACCACCGCCGTCAGGTCTTCGACGCTGGACAGGTCAACGCCCACCCAGCACGGCCGCCCGGTGAGCGCATCGGTCGGCGTCATCGCTTCAGCGGCATCGTAAATTTCCAGCGATAGCCACGGCTCGGCAGCGCCCTCCTGCCACTGGTTCAGGTGGAAGCGCTTGAAGTCCGCGATCTCGGCGGGGAAGTGCTCGATCCGTCTCGCCTTGATCCGCAGTTCCTCGATCGAGCAGAAGCCGGCCGCGATCGCAGGGTTTGCCGCGTGCCATGCGGCTTCGTCCCGCCAGTCCGATTCCGGCGGCGCAGCGAAGATGATCGGGGCGAATGAGGGATCCTCGATCTCGCCTGACGCCAATTTGTGTGAATAACTCCACAGGTCAGCCGCCAAGCCGCCCTGGCCGTCGCCAGCGGTCGAGATGATCACCGTGAGCGGATGCGATCGCTTCACCATCGAGTCGGTAACGGTCTTGAACAGCTTCCGTCCTTCGCCAGTCGGCCATGCGTGAATTTCGTCGGCGAGGAAGAACGACACGTTCAGCCCGTGCTTCGAGTATGCCTCCGAGGAAATGGCCTTCAGGGTGCTCTTCGTCTTCGGGTGCCCCATCGACTTCCGGCTTTCCACCGCGCGGACGCGGCCGATAAGCGCATCGTCCTGCAGAACGAACTGGTGAGCGCTGTTGAAGGCGATTCCGGCATTCTCGCGATCGGCGGCAGCCATGACTACCTGCCCGCCGGCTTCGGCCTCCGGCCCGAGGAAGTGCGCCAGCCCCAGCGCTGCGGCGAGCGTGGTCTTGGCGTTCCCGCGCGGAATCCAGATACAGGCCATGCGCACGATCCGGCTGCCATCATCGGCAGAGGGGCCGTAGATGCGCCGGATTACGGCTTCCTGAAAAGGGTGCAGGTGGAAGGCTTGCCCCGCGAAGTCGCCTTCCCACAGCTGTAGGCGCTGGACGAAACGGCAGATGCGGTCTGCGCGGCCGGTCGGGTCTTCATATTGGTCGGGGTCAGGCGAGAAGATCGGCGTCCCAGCCATCGGTGGATTTCCCTTCGTCTTTTCCCTTCAGGCCGCGCCGGTGAGGCGTCAGCCCCAGCTCGGCCGCCAGCAGACGGGCTTCGCGCATCGCGGCGCTTTGCATTCGGAAGGCCGGGTGTGCCGCCGGCCCCTTCTCGGTTGTCACCATGCGGCCCTCGCGGCCCATGATCTCTTCGGCTTCCCGCACAACGCCCACAGCCACGCAGTAGCTTTCAAGGGTTGCCATCGTGTCCGCCGACAGCAGCTTCCGGCCGTGCAGCTCGGGCGCGGCTCGCTTCCACTCGGCCTTCGCTTGCGCGGTGAGCCACGAAGGCGCGGACGGACATTTGCCGCGCACGGTCCCGCCGTCGATCGCGGTGAGCTGGGGCTTGCGTCCCTTCATATTTAGAACTCCCATTTTCGCGGGTATTGCGCGCGAGACGAGGGCGCCGGTCCCAGCCCATCGCGGCCAAATTCCGAAGCCCCCCTGGCCTCGGCGATCGGGTTGCCGAACGCGCCTTCCTCCCTGATCGCCTTCCGGCTGTTGCAGCCTCGGGCCATCGGCTGCCAGTTCGATCGGTCCCAGAAGAGGCGCATGTCGCCCTTGTGGGCGATTCGGTGGTCCACCATGTCGGCCAGCCTGCCGCAACCGCAGGCGCACAGCCGGTTCTCGGGTCGGGCGAGGAAGGCTTTGCTCTCGCGCTGCCACTTGCTGTCATAGCCTCGGGCACGTGCCGAGGGACGGTTCGCATCTGCACGTGCCTTGGCGGTAGAGGCGCAGACAGGGCAGCGCTTGGCGGTGAAGGGTGGGTGCCCGGCGGGGCAGTGCTTGGGTGCGGACCACGGCATCGGCTCTATCCTGTCGTGCTGGTGTGCAGCTCTAGGCCGACTTCGCGCCCCAGTTCTCGCACCTCGTGGATATTGTGCTCTCGGCCGCTGTAGATGACGCGATGAACCACCGTGATCCCGTCGATCCACCGCAGGCGGAACACCACCTTGCGGTCGGACTGAATGCCACCGGCGGCGAAGAACTCCCGGCCGCTCTCCTGCTTCACCTCGGCCCAGACAGTGGCGAGGTCGGCCCATTCTTCGACATGCCCGAATCCATCATCCACCAACGTCACCTGCTGGATCGTGATCCGCCGGTCCATGTCGCCGCCGCGCATGTCAGAAGCTCCACGTTCTGAAGTTGCGCACGAAGTCGTCGGCGCCGTCCGGGGTCTCGGCGATGAAGCCGGTGCCGATCATGACGCTCTCGCGGTGCTCGAAGAGGTGGCCGACGCGCATGGCGATGTTTGCCCGGATCGGCTCGGGGACATCGGTGGGATCATCGCCGAAGCCGGCGGTGAAGGTGATCGAGACGGCCTCGGGAATGTCGCGGGTGCCCGGCCAGCTCGTGCCGTAGATCGGGCGAAGGCGGGCGCCTTCCATCGTGCCAAGGCCGAACACCTGGTAGCCGCCGAGGGTCTGCGTGACGCCATCGGGATCGACGTAGGCTATCGCGTCGATCGACTGACACGGCGGCAGCGGGATCGAGATTTCGCCGCTGAAGCGGTCGAGGGTGAACTTCCACTCCTGAGTGATCAGGCAACACCCGAGCGTGCCGTCGCGGCCGTCGAGGCGTTCCGTGGCGGCGCGGATGAAGTCGGCGATCCGCGCGTCTTCATCATCGAAGTCAACCCTGATGTGGCCCTTCACCTCGTCCAAAGTGACGGGATCGACGGCGGGTGCTGTGACACGGATTAGGGGCATCGCTCGGAACCTCGGGTAAGGAAGGCCCGGCCAGCAGGTGCCAGCCGGGCGGTGGATCAGCTCACGGGTCGGGTGAGGACGTGGCCCTTGATCACCACGGCGCCGGCAGCGATCGACGTGCCGCCGTTCTTGGTGATGACGGTGCGCAGGTAGCGCTTCGTCCCGATGTAGCCGATCTTCACCACTGAATCGGCCGACAGGCTGGCCGGGAACTCGCCCACCAGATCTTCGGCGTCCACATCGGCGAAGTCGCCGCTGGTCGTGGTGTCCGACTCCTGAAGCTTGGCGGTGAAGTCGCCGGCCGAGACGATCGCCCCGGTGTTGATCACCACGGCGCCGCTATCGAAGCCCAGAAGGTCGATAGCGGCGCTGGTGTTGGTGGCGGAAAGCACGGCAGGCGCGACGGCCTGCACGGCTCCGATGTTGTTCGCGAGGTCGCGCATAGTCTCTTTCTCCTTACGAGGTGGCGCAGCGAAGCTTGCGGATCGCCTCGGCCAGGACGACGCCACCGCCCATCCGGCGGCGGGCGTGGAACCTGACGAGGCCATTCGTGGCCTGGCTGTAGGGGTCGCGCATCACCGACAGGGCAACCCGGTCGTAAATGCGATAGGCGCGGGCGAAGTCGCCGAACGCGATCGGCTCGGCGGCGCTGCCCACATCGTCCATGTCGGGCGCCTCGATCACCGGTCGGCCGAGGATGGTTTCCGGCTGGCCCGCCTGGTAGGACGGCTGCCAGAGGAAGTTGCCCTGGCCGTCCTTCAGCTTGCGGATCGCGGCAAGGGTGTTGCCGTTCATCATCCACGCGCCCGAGTTCCGGTAGAAGGCCGGCATGGCATACATCATGGTGATGAGCGTGTCCGCCGGCGCGGTGCCGAGGGTCGAGGCGTTGCCGGTCGGGGTGTAGGCCACACCGGCGTCGGTCATGAAGCCCACGGGCTTCTTCACGCCGTTGCCGTTCACGAGGGCGGCGCCTTCGAGGCGGCCGAACTCTTCGGCCAGGTCCGACGACACTTCCGACTGGATGTTGACCGCCGCGTCTTCGAGAAGGCGCAGCGACACGTCCACGTAGCAGGCCATCTCGTGAACCGGGATTTCCACCTGCCCGTAGGTCGAGCCGGTTTCGGGGCGATCTTCGGTTTCGCCCACCCACGAGGCGGTTGGACGGCCGGTCCGCTTCGGCAGGATCACGGCGCCGGACGAGGTGGAACCCACCTTCGCGGCCTGCCGCACCGGCGAGACTTCCACGATCCCCTTGATCACCTGCGCCACAAAGTCGTCGGGCGCCAGGTAGCCGCCGGCGGTGTCGTCGGCCACGCGAAGGGATTTCACTTCGTCGGCCGGCAATGCCTCGCGGCCCTGCCGCAGGAAGCCGGTGAACGCCTTTGCCTCGATCTTCTCGGGCGCGGCCTTCGTCTCCACCGTCGCGCCGGGGCGGTTCAGCTTTTGCTCGATCCGCTCGGCCGACTTGGCGACGTTTCCGACACTCTCTTCCACCGACTTCAGGCGGGTGTCCATGCCCGCCACCGTCTCTTCGAGGGCGGCAACGCGGGTTTCCACGTCATCCCCCTCGGTTCCCGCATCAGGCGCGGGCGCCTTCTTCTCAACGGCCATGATATGGCTCCTTTCTATAGCCGCGCCCATCGCGGCAGGTTGCGCGGCTTCCGCCGTCTTCACGCTGGTCACACGCGCCCGCGAAGCGGCCGGGATCGAGACAAGCGAGATTTCGATGAGTTCGAGGTCGCGCAGGATGCGCCCGCCGCCGGCCCGCCGCTCGGAACTGCGGGGCCGGTATCCAATCGACAGGCCATTCAGGGCGCCGGCCTTCAGCAGCGAATAGGCTTCCTGCCCGCGCCGGGTATCGAGGATCAGGTGGCCGGTCACGAGAAGGCCGGTGGCGTCCTCGCGCAGTTCCAGCCAAACGCCGATCGGCTCCGAGGGGTCGTGTTGCCACAACAGAAGGGGCGAGCTGGCGGCGCTCTTGTGCTCCGCCAAGCTCTTCGTAAACGCTCCCTTGGCAACAATATCGCCATAGGAATCCGGTTCGCCCTCGAAGACGCTGGCATAGCCGGTGATGAGGCCGGCGCCATCGGTCGCGAACTTCACCTCGATATCAATGTGATCCATCGGTGCCCCCCGCGCTGGCATCTTCGGTGTTCAGTGGCAGGCGGAATTGATCGCCGCCGGGATAGGGCGCGCGGTTCTCGGCGGCGCGGACTTCGTTCGGCGAAAGCAGCCCGTTGGTGACGGCCTTCGCGTAGGCATCGAACCGGGCTGCCAGGTCGGCGCGGGCGAGGTCATCTGTCAAGAACTCGGCGTAGTAGTCCGGGCGCTCGTCCGGCGTCAAAAGCGCCCGGCGGATGCCGCCTTCCCACATCTTCAACCAAGGCAGCAGGGTCAGGGCGAGGAACTGTTGCCCCATGCTTTCGGCGTTGTTGTGGGTGGCCCGTTCCAGCTCTTGCAGCAGGTGCAAGGGGATACGGAAGCCACGCGCGATCTCGGCCACCTGGTGGCGCCGCAGCTCAAGGAACTGAAGATCGACGCTGTTGAACTGAAGCGCCTCGAAGTCCATGCCGTCTTCGAGGATCAGGGTTTTCCCGGCATTTTCGCCGCCGGCATGGGCAGCGTTAAAGCTCTCGCGCAGTCTCTTCAGCGCTTCAGGGCCAAGGGTCTTGCCATACTTGAACACGCCACCCGGACGCGCGCCGGCGCTGAAGATGCGAGCACCATGTTCGTCCATGACGAGGGCGAGGCCGATCGCCTCCTTCATCTGCGTGATGGGCGAGGCGCCGATATGCGGCTCGGCGCCCAGCGTCTTCAGATGGAAGATTTCGGTCCGGTCATAGTGGCGCGGCGGGCTGCCCTCCGAGGAAACCTTGTAGCTCGGCTCCATCGTGATCTTGTCGATCTCCACCGTGACGCAGGGCGAGGGAATGGGGATCAGTTCGGTGATCTTGCCGGCGGTGCGGTTGATGAAGGCATAGGCGTTGCCATGCAGGCAGAGGGCGGACTGCATGAACAGCCGGAACTCGAAGGCCGAAGTCCAGTCGTTCGCCTGGCCGTTCAGCAGCTCGGCGAGGGGATGGTCGGTGGCCCGTTCCTTCCCGCCTTCGCCGGTGCGGCGATAGAGATGAAGGGGAAGTTGCGCCACGCTCTCTGCGATCACCTTCACCGACGCGTAGACGGTCGGACAGCGCATCGCAGTTTCGGGCGTCACGGCCACACCCGAGGCGGATGGGCCAGCACCGAACAAAGCAATCAGCTCCGGCGAGGGGGCCGCCAGAGTTGCTTTCGTTTCCAGTCCGATGAGTTTCCTGAAGCCTTCGAACATCTCACCCGCGCGTCGGTTGCAGGGTCACGATCGGGGCGAAGTTTCCCAGCGTAAAGCGGAAACGGCCGCGAACGCAATACTAGAAGTGCTTGAAAAGGCGTGAAAATCCGTGCGTTGTCACAGGCTTGACGGCTTCGGCCGATCACCGAAGACAATCACCCAAGCCCGCGCCTCGGCTTCGTGTCGCGGCAGGCCACCGTCATATTCCATGATAGCGGCCCGCTCTTCGTAGAGGTCGAGAAGGTCGAACTCCTGCGCTTCCATGCTGTTTTCGGGTGGAACAGGTGGAACAGGTGGAACAGATTCCCCAAGTATCTGCTTTTTAAGCGAAATATTAAGGCGGTCCCGTGTTCCACCCACGCCGGGGAACGGTGGAACAGGTGGAACAACACCAGCCCCCAAGGCCAAGGATCGGAAGCGGGTCAGGTCAGGCATGATCGCCGTCGCCGAGAATGCCCGGCGAGATGGTGTAACAGCGGACGGGGCTGGTGAAGCCGGGCAGCCGACTCTTCTTCCCGAGCTTCCCGTCTTCGCCCGTGTCGAGATATCCCCTGGCGGCGAGCGTCTTTGCCACCCGAACGGGGTCCATCCCGGCACAAACCTCGCTGCGCCACACCTCGGGCAACACCAGATACTCGATCCCGCCTTCACCCTCGGCCATCCGCCGGAAACCGGCGCGGTTCGGGATCCTCACGTCGATCGGATCGCCGGTGCCGGTGGTAGGGATCAGGGCGCCCATCGGCTCGAAGCGCGACGTGCCGTGCAGTTCGATGAAGCGCCGGACGGCCGATATCGCCTCGCGCTCTTCAGCCGGTTCCACGCCGCCGCGCGCTTCCAGCCAATCGCGGAAGCACCGGGCCGCCGCCTTCGACGCCTCACCCGCCGGCCAGGGCAGGACGCCGAAGGCTGTCGCCATCTCGCCAGCCGCAGCCGCCAGCGCGAAACGGGCGCAAACCCGGCTCACCTGCCCATCGGCGTTCTGCGGCATCGCCTCGGCCAGGAACTCCTTGCTGTAGCCCTCCACGGTCGGCGCGATGCAGTCATAGTTGTTGACGAGGCGCTGCACGAATTCATGGCAGGCGCGCCCGTAGTAGCGGCCCGAGGCGACTTTCAGGTGCCGGGCGAACGCATCGGCCGAGGGGAAGCCGTGCAACTCTTCGAAGATGCCCAGCCCCACGCCGGCGTCGGCCGGAATATCCACGATGCGGACTTCCTGTCCGGCAGCGGCGCGGCGGCCCCGGCCATCCTCGGCGATCTTGTCGGCCAATCCGACTTCACCGGTGGACAGGAATATGGTCCGCCACCGCGCCGCTTTGCGGGCCTGTCCGGTGCGGCTGGCGCGGGTCTTGCCGATGCCGTTGGCGATCATGTAGGCAATCTGCCCCACCTCTCGGCCGTCAACCTGGCCCATCTCGTCCAGCAGCAGCAGCGTGTCGTTGTGCAGGGCGGCGATTCCCTCCATACCGTTCGAGGTCGCGCGCCACGTGCGGATGAACTCGCGGTTGCCCCAGATCGAGGCGGCCACCTGCAACACCGTGGTCTTGCCGATCGAGCTACCGCCCCGGAAGTGGAAGCCGCCGGACTCGGATTCGGTGGGATGCAGAAGCGGCCCTGCGAAACCCGCGCTCATGGCGAAGGCGAGGCGCGAGTTTCCGACAGCGTAGCGGGCCAACTCGGCCTGCCACGTCTTCATGTCCCCTTCCTCCTGGTAGGGATCGTCAAAGTCGAAGTCAGCCTGAAAGATGATGCGTTCACGCATTGGGATCGTCCTCATGGGTGCTGCGGGGACAGGCGAAGCCCGAGCCGCCCCAGCCGAGACGAGTGACGCAGCGCGCCTTGTTTCCCGGTCGGGCGGTCGAGATGTATTCGTGCAGGGCTTCCTTCGCGAAGCGGCCGTTGGCGATGATCAGCCCCAGCGACAGCAGCCGTTCACGATAGGCGATCCCGTCACCGGCGAGCATGGACATGGGCATTGCCCATTCCTTCGACCGATTGTCGCGGTCGGTGACTTGCAGCAGCCGGCCCCATTCCTCCCCGGCCGTGCTGCGGGTTTCGGCCAGCACCTCGATCAGGGAACAGAACCACTTCCATTCGGTGGTGATGATGCCCGTGTCCTTGTCGGTGCGCTCGATCCGCTTTTCCACGCCGTTCCTGACGACGCGGAACGGCCAGCGGGCCAACTCTTCCGGTTCGCCCGCTTCGCGCCGACGCAGCGTCTCCCGGTCCTCCGGGTCCATGTAGGGTGGCAGGAAAGCCGGGTCGCTGTGCAGCTCGGCGACGGCCTCGGAAGTCCAGCCGTCCGCCAGAGCGTCGGCGATATCCCAGCCCTTCGGCACCGGGCCGTCGCGAAGCTCCCTGGTGCCGCCAGCCCACACCCACGCGCCGAGGCGATCAGGGTGCAGGTGCAGCACCGACGCGGCGCCGGCCGCGCGGGCCAGCTCGCATACCCTGTCGCCGAACGCCTGCCCGGCGTCGTCGTTGTCGGTGGCGATCACCAGCTTCCGCCCGGAAAGCGTGGTCCAGTCCGCCTTGTGCGGCGACTTCGCCCCATGCGGCGGCGTGGTCGCCACCATCTCCGGGAACAGGATCGCGGCGGCGTCGGCCGCCTTCTCGCCCTCGGCAACGATAACCGTGGCGTCCGGGCGCGACAGGATGCCCGGCAGGTTGTAGAGCGGCCGAGGATCGGGGATGCCCTTGGCCCGCCAGGCGAAGCGATCCTTTCCGATCCGGCAATAGGTGATGGGCAGATAGTCCTTCGCGGCCGCGTCCTTGTCGTCCTGGTAGTCGAAGCGGGCGACGTAGCCGATCAGGCGGCCCTCGGCATCGTGGTAGGGCCATGCCTTCGTCGGCGCGCCCAGCTTCGGGTGCCTGAACAGCATTTCGGGCGCGTCGTCGGGCACCGGCACGATCGGCTGTTTCGCGTCGGTCTTCGGCGCGGCCTCGGCGGCGGCGATCTCGTCATCCGACAGCGGGGTGAACATGGTCTTGGCGTTCAATGGGTCACTCCCAGCATGTCGGCGAGGGCACGGGCGGCTTCGGCTTGGCCGGTTCCCGAGAGGTAGGCGGCAAGGCTGACTGGATCGCCGCCGGCGTCTCCGGTGGCGAAGTCCGCCCAGCGCCCGGTGCGAAGGTTCACCCGGAACGATCCGGGCTTCCGGTCGGCGCGGGTCGGATTGCGGGCCACCCATTCATGCCCCATGCGGCGGCCGTCCGGCAGCCATCGGGC